CCCTGTTCATCAGGATTGTGGTCAGAAGGACGTGCCTGATGACGAGTGTCGCCAATCCAGCCGTCTGAGGTGCGATCTCTGTCTGGGTAACTATCATCGAATTGCAACCTAAGCTGTTGACCAGCCTTACACAGTTTCGGTGTTGCCAACGTAAGTCCCCTTTGGTCTCCAAGCCCCGTCAATAAATTCTGCATCTTCTGGAACGTACCAAGCCTTCTCAGGCAATATTTCTGGTGTAGTCATTAAAAGCCCCACTTTGTTTTAAGATAGTCATAAGTTGAAGTTGCATCCGTTGAGCCAAGAACTGATTTCCACACAAGAATCTCACCAATATCGCCGTTCATCAAATAAACGCCGTTGTTAGTCGCTCCACCTTGAGGAAGAGCGCCAACTTGTGTTCTGTCAGCTGCTAAGGCGTAGTTGTAAGATGCTGTGCCTTGGCTTGTGTTGTTAATATAGAATTGAGCAGAAGCCCCAGACTTTGTAAAACGAGTGATATTCCAAGTGCCGTTTTGAGTAGCTGTCGAATAGATATTTCCACCATTAGCACCGCTCAAAAGTTTGTTATTAGAGTTGTCGTAGAACTGATAAAAAACTTTGCCGTTGCCTGCTTGGTCGTTACCAATACCAAAAGCGCAACCGCTGTTAATTGAACCAGCAGACTGGCGGCGCACAATCCATACGTCAAGATTAGGGTCAGAACCGTAACTAGTTGATCCGTTGGTCAACCCCCCTGCTGCTCCATTTGTGCCGTTTTGAGTAAAAGTCAAAACGTTTTTACTGTTGCGAGTATTGACGCCAGTCTGAGGTTGTCCCCCTGCTGCGCCTAACGCATTAGTTACGTTAAAACTGTTGCCTGATTTATCATTCCATTGTGAGACATAACCGCCAGAAGAAGTGATTGAAGAAGCATCGGAAGCATCGAACCAAAGGTAATAGCCCGATACGGGCGGTGTGGGAACTGGGGCAGCCCCACCTGACATTTGACCTGAGATAACGTTAAGCAATCGCGCCCACCACGTACCAAGTGTCAGTTGCAGTCTTAATGCAGACTGCTGTCTTGTATTGAGCCAAGGTTGGAGAAGCTGCTGTTGCGCCTGCTGAAAGAACTGTAGTTGTGCCAGAAGTGACGGCAGAAATAGTGCAAGTACCTGCCCCGACGTTTAGGACTGTGAGGGCTGTACCCACGGGAAAAGCAACCGAAGCATTTGTAGGAATCTTGAAGGCGATTGCTGTTGCCTTGTTCATTGGAGTAAGGGTCTGGTATTGATCTGCAAGGACGGCTGTGTAATCCGCGGTCTGCGCGGTATTGACCGTGAAGCTCACCAGCGAGTTGACTGTTGCGGCTGTTAGTACGTCACCTGTGCTGCTTGGTAGACCTGATGGCATTTATATCTCCTAATATCCTAAAGTGGATTGTCCGATTATACCGTAATACGAGCTTCCAACGATGAACCCATCGGCTATTGGTTCAAGCGTTGTAATTTTAGCGGTCATCTTGTTAGGCGTAATTGACCAGTTAATGCCCTGAAACTGTAGGTTCTTAACAATGGTAGAACCGTCTGGCTGGACGTTGGTAATAAGAAGATTGCTAAAGTAATCAAGTCCAAGCATTGTATCCGTTGGTACTGATGGATCGAGTAAATCTACTTCCATCTCATCAATGCGGATTGTGGTCTCTTGACGGGTTGCAATGTATTCCTTGGCAATATTAGTGACGATGGCATCTGTCTCAGCAACAAGGTCGGTCTGAGTAACTGAGTGAGGGAAATACTTATCAATCGATGCTTGGTTAATTGCTGTAATGGTTGAACCACCAACTCGAGCAAGATTGGCTTGGTTAATAATCAGCTTGTCATCGAAGCTGTACTTCAGGTTCTTGTATGGAATTCCACCAGATTGGTTAAAAGCTGTAGGCGCTGTAGCCAATGAAGCCATGACTTGACTGCGATCCTTAAATACTGCCGTTCCCGAGCCGTCCATATAGAAAGCGCCAGTCTCAGAGAACTCTGCGTTCTTGATAGCTGCAAGGCTTGTGCGGTTGGTTGCTGGGTCTGCAATGCAGGTATTAACGCCAGTAGCGACTGTGCGCATAGATGAAGGGAATGAGACTTGATTGAGTATCTTGCCGATACGAGTGCCAGTAGTCTGGCCAGCACCAGAGTCTGTAACCGTGTTGATATTAGCCATATTGAATAGACGGAAAGCATCTTGGCAGACAATATCGACATAGCCTGTCTCCTGCGAAATTGGATAGGTATAGCGGTACTCGATGGCATAACCAGAGAATAGATACTTCTGTGTTGTTGTTGTTGTTGCCGATACACGCAACTTACGAAGCGGTACAAGTTTGCCGTAATAAGGGCTGGATACGTTCTGTGGGTTAAAATAGCTGAGAGGGTCTAAGACTCGAACTGTGCATTGTCCTGCTTCGTACTGGTCGCGCTGGATATTGCGCCCACGAGTAATGCTGATCTCATAGACGTTTGGAGTTAGATCGACTGTAGGTTCTGGGGAAGTTGCATCGCCCAAAGTATTAGTTCCCAGAATTCCATACTTAGGATCGCCAATGACGAAGCCGTTGTATCCAAAGGTAGCGCCGTTAGTAAAGTCAAAGGAAACGGCTATCTGTGCTGGGAGTGCCATTAGCCGAACATACCTGCAATTCTACCGATTTGGCTTGGTGATCCTGAAAGGCTTGAGAGCTGTGTGCCAGCCATTACCTTGTCGATAAGTTCTTGCTCTCGAATAACATTGCCTTGGACTTGCACGTTGATGACTGTATCGCCACCGCCAGTTTGCATGCCATAGGACGGATAAAGAGTGTTTGGTGACTGGTTAGCAACTGAGCCAGCATAGTCTCCATAACCTGCTACAACGCCGATAGCGGCTAGTTCAGGCGCTAAGGTTGCCTGAGTATAGGTAGTGTTCATTGTGAGGCTATTGAGCTTCTTTTGGAAGTCTGCAATCCAGTCATCGAGGTAAGCAAAAGGGTTCTTGGCTGTAGGGATTGACAAGAAATACTGATAGAGCTTCCCAGTCGAATCCTGCGCCATAAGAATATCTTTTGTCAGCTTTGTCGCTAGGTCAGCATTGCCGTTGAGGATTGCTGCCTGCGCCTCAAGGCGAGTGCGATCTTCAGCTGAGATATTGCCCTTCAGCGCTGCAATAATCTGAATCTGGTCTAAGTCAAAAATGCTTTGTGCCTTTTTCAGCGCAGCCTGTTTCTTCTGCTCATCAGTCAAGGCTTTAGTTGTCTTAAGTAATGACTTCTGTAAATCTTGTTGACGCTTGAGTGCAGCCTTTTCAGCAGCGTTCTGTTGCTGAGTTCTGCGGTATGTGCCAGCAGGTGATGAAGATCGATTGCTTGATGCTTTATTAGGCGCAAGCATGGCATTGACGTCGCCACCAGCCAAGAAGTTGGTATAAGCCTTACGGAACTTCTCGACAAGACCAATGGCTGTGCCTGTAAATACCACGACTTTGCTAATTGCTTGAGCAATATTGTCGATGGCTTTTGCCGCATCGGTAGCATCTGAACCACCTGCTATCTTGGCAAACGCTTCGACCAATCCTTTACCGATAACCTCTTTGGCATTGTCGGTAGCGACTGTCAATACGTCCATCTGATAGGCGGTAGTGCTGAGATAGTCCTGAGCTGCGCCTGCTGACTTGGCAAGCATGATGCCTAGAATGTCAGCAAATGATTTTGACTTAAGTTCTGCCTGTGTGAGTCCTGTGTTGTACTTCTTAAGTCCACGAGTGATGCCTACATAACCGTTAGCCAAGTCCTGTGAGACTGTGGCTAGATCGATGCCTGAAGCACGGCTAATCTGAATGGCATTGTTAAGAAGCTCTTGAGACTTGGTTAGTGATCCAGTTGTAGTAAGTAGCGCCTGCATTGCTGGACGAAGTACATCGTCTGTAATGCCTGCGGACTTCTCAAGGTTCTGAATAAAGTCCTCGACGCGAGTCTGTGAGAATGAAAGACCGAGATTATCGACTGCCGACGCAAGGCGTCGAGCTGATGCTTCATCTTGTGCAAACGCCTTAACTGATGCCTTGCCAAATGAATAAAGTTTCTGTGCAGCAAAGAGTCCGACGAATTGCTTGCCTAGTTTGCCTACTGCGCGGTCTAGTCCGGAGACGGCTCTGTCGGCTTCCTTGAAGGCTTTCTTGCCCTTAAATTCGGACGCTAAATCAATTCTTAAGTCTGCCATTAGACCTTATCCTTCATTGAGTCAAACTTATCTTTAGCCTTAAAGATTGCCTTTACGACTCCATCTTGTGCTTTGCCACGATCATCTTCAAACGCTCTAAAGATTGCTCGACCAGTCATCTTTTGACCTTTACCTACAAGTTGACCGCCAAGGCGAGGGGTGAAGTTTCCAGTCACGCCAGACTTACGCCCTGCTGTTTCATAGATGGCGCCAGCAGCAGACTTGTTAAAGATAGAAGCTAAAGCCACGAATCCTCGACGGTTGGGTTTGCTTGGTGTTGACTTGAAAGTAATGCCCTTACGAGCCTCTTGCGCGTCATAGGATCGATTAGCCCA